TCACTGATCATTTTCTTCAGCCCGGTGCTTTGTGATTGGATCGATAGCATCCGCTATTGACAAGGCCCAGCGTGCCCATCGTTCCGACAGCTCTCTCTCTTCAGGCGTACCATCCTCGGCCGCCAGCAGCCTGGCATTAATAAATGCCCTGATCTCATGTGCTTTTTTCCAGTCCTCTACCTCCACCAGGAGGTCACCCCGCCGTTCCTCCTCGGCTTTCTTCCAGCCTTCAAGTTGCTCCTGTAGGCGTTCCTGTTTATGACGCTGAATCGTGGCCTCCAATTCAGCCCTCTTCTGCAGCAGCCGTTGAACTCTGTCAATCTCGCCGCGCCTATAGGAAAGCTCGGCAAAGATCAGGAACCCGGCGACGATTTCCCTCATCTGTGCTTGGAGCGGCCTAGACGCCGAATCGCGCCACTCTGTCTCTATCCCCCCCGTCGCCTCCCCGCGTATCACCAATTCTAGGTCCCCTGGATCGTCGCGCTCCTGATGCCTGCGCGAGATCTCGCTCGCCGGCGCACCCACCGCGCGCAGTTCGAATGCCACATTCATGTCTCCTATCCGAATGCTCCACTCGTACCCGGGCTCTTTAGTTTTAGCGGCTCCAGCTCCGCAATAAGAAAGGGCCTGAAGCAGCTGATTCAAGATCAGCAGGCGGCGGCGCCCCTGCTTAGTTGAGGAAATGACCGGGTAGAACTCTGCGTCCAAGGGATGCCCTCTCCACCTCTGTTTGTTTTCTTCATCCTTTATGAGCAGTTTGGAGATCGCGTGGTGCTTGTTGGATAGCGTCTTCCGCAATGGGGCCGCCGCTGCTAGCGCACGCGCCCTCAATTCGACTATGCTCAGGCCTTCCCGAAATTCTGGAGTCTCCAGCGGCGGCTCGTCCAGCAGCATCCGTCGCCGCACGCCGGAGCCCATTCGCGATTCGTCAACAAGGATGACATGTTCTGCCTGGCCAAGCAGCCGATCGGGCAACGGCACCCTCTTGGGCTTACCGCCGCCATTCACCATGTTCCAATATCCGCGACCTGGTCGTGGAATCCTGGCCGTTTCACAGGCAGCCCTGAGCTGCTCGGGAGACATGCCAAGGCGCTGCGCGACATCCTTTGCTGGCTGAGACCAAATCAGGTCGTGCAGTTCGGAACGAGTGATGCGTGTCATGAACATACGATCCCCTTTGAAAGCGATATGTATGGTCACATCCGTCAGGATGAAGGCCCTCTAGAAGAAGCCCGTCATCTGGCCGAAATGATCCACTGCGCCGTGCATCCCACCGGCTATACGAATGAACGGATCCAAAAGGGAATGCAAGACGTAATCGATCATGGTTTTCTCCTGGAAATGTCGGTGCGGAAGTGCGTCTGACCATGTGTGCATCTTACCGATGATCGGTTTCCGCGCTATTTCAATGCCAGACGCGATTATTTCAAACGAAACTTACAGGGGAAAAAGACCCGCATTGCTTGGGGGGATGCAATGCGGGTTAGAGGTCCAGTTCTCACTGGTGGGGATGCCGACGGAGAATGAAGCCGCCGGCGGGGCGGACTATATCAAAGATCAGTTTTTCTTGCTTGGTTGCCAGCCGCACAGCCGCTGCCCGGTCATATTGTGCGCCAGGATCTGGTCGACCGTGCCCTGGCTCAGCTTGTCGGTCTTGTCGATGAAGATGGGGCGCGTCCAGTTGCAGCCGTTGTCCACGATAGTGGGCGTCACGGCAACAGGATTATTCACGCGTCCAGTCATCTCGCAGCCGCTGCTCACGGTCAGCAGCAGGCATAGCAGCAATCTCGTTTTCCACATTTCCGCGTTCTCCTGTGGCCTGGGCTGCTTTCTGGGCGGCCGCAGTGTTTCGGTCGTCAACTTCTTGCTTGGTCTCGGCAACTTCTTGCGCTGCCTGGGCCTTGGTGGCCTTGGCCTGCTGGTGCATAAACAGGCCGGCGACGATACCGATCAGGCCGGCCAGCCAGGGGGCGATACTCAAGAGGATGTCGATCATGCTGCCCCCCGGATTTCAATGGTGATCGGCTCGGCGGTGAGGCGCAGCTTGGCAAACAGCCGGTCGAATGCCACCTTGCTCTGGCCCACCCAGTCCGGCGCCGGCGCATCGCCCACCAGGATGCAGCCGTCGGTATCCTCGGCCTTGTTGCCGGGATGGATACGGATGCCTTCGAAGCCCGGCACGTTCAGCAGCAGCGGCAGCACGCGCTTGAACCGCGGCGACTGCGTCAGGAGCACCTGATAGGTGCCAGCCGGGATAGCCGTCTGGCCGTAGACCTTCACGCCCCGGGCGCGCACGATGTCCTCAAGGGTGTAGCACTCGAAAACGCCATCGATGAAGAGCTTGCCCGCCGTACTCTTCTTGGTGCTGGGCTCACGCTGCAGGAGGAGCTTCATCGCCCTGTCCTTTCTCAGCCGGTTCCGGCTGCTTGAGGTAGGCGGCGCCACAGATGCACACCAGGATCACGCCGGCTACCACCTGCGCCACCCAGATGGGCAAGGTGCTGCCCAGGCCGGCCGAGGTGAGTGCGGCCCAGCCGGCCATGACAGCAGCGCCTACCTTGGCCAGGCGCACGCTCCAGCGGCGATGGATGAGGCCCTTGTCGTCTACCAGTTGGATTTTCATTTTGTCCACTTCCCCAGTGGAGGCGGCTTGGCGCCAACTGCCTTCTCCAGGTTCTCGATGCGGATGTCCTGGCGCGCATCGTTAAGCTTCACCTCGGCGATGGCGGTGATCTGCGCGGCCTTGAATGCTTCGTCCCGCTGGTCCCGCGCCCCCATCTGGGCCTTCATTTCCCGCTGCGTCTCCAGCAGTGTGTTGATGGTGCTGGTCTGCTGGGCGGCCATCCAGACGAGGGTGATAAGGCCCGCAACGATGGTGACGCCCAGAGGTGCCAGCCACGCCAGGGCCAGCTTTGTATCGATGACCTTGGTGTCGCTCATGGGTACGGCACCCATTCCTGCAGGTCTTCGTCGAAGCGCCAATTGCCGGGCTCCAGATCGAAGTCGATATCTTCGATCCGGTCATCCCACTCGGGATAATCACCCTCGACGAAGCCCCACCACACCAGCACTCCGGTGACTTTGTCGCGGAATGAGCGCTTCGGGATATCCTGGATTTCATCCATGTCAGATTGCTCCATTGGGGACGGTAAAGGACTGAACAGCGATGTTGCTGGCTACCGCTGTCGGCACGGTAACCGGGTAGGCCCATCCGCTGAAAACAGCTTGACTCGGAAGGTTTGGAACAATGACCGTGCGCCCATACCCTGCGTAACCAGTGCCAGCGTTTTCTGTGATCGAAGTTGCACGATCAAATGTGATGCCACTTGCAAGCTGAATGACATTTGATGCTTCGCCCGCAGTCGGCATCGTTACGCTGCCATAGCAATTCAGCACTACATCGAGCGCTAATGTCGGCACATATGCCGCGTGCGATACGGACTGCACTGCCAGTGTTGGGTTGGCCGACAACACCAGCGGCGGCGATTGGAAAATCATCCGACTACTGGCCATATACATCCGGCGCATGTTCGCGCTTCCATCCAGCACCACCGAACCGGCGTAAGCCCAGTAGGTATAGCCACTCGGGAGCGCCGGCCCCACAGATGGGCCGGCCAGGGAAGCGATCAGCGCCTCGGTGGTGCCGTTGTAGATCTTGTACAGGTTGACCTTCGCGGACGCGCCGAACGTGCCGGATTGATCGCGGCCATTCGCCACCGGGCCGGCCTGGCTGATATCCACGGTCTGTGTCGATCCGGTGTACAGCGTGAGCGTGCCACCCTCGGCATTGCGGTAGGTGGCGGTGATCGATGAAACGGTGAACTTGCTGTTTGGCGTGGTGGCATCATTGGCGCCGATCAGCCCACTGTGACCGCTGGTGCCAATTGCTGAAGAAGCCTGACGCGCCATCGGAAATCCGCCAGGCGTGACGCCATCGTGACCGACAAAAACCTTCTTGGTTGTATCGAAGGTGACTTCGCCGGGCTGACCGACGAACGATGCATGCTGTGCGGTAGTGCCGCGACGGAGCTGGAGGACGGTGGACATTATGGAACGCTCCCGAGGTCGGTATTGAAAATGTTCAGCGGATCGGCAACCGAGCCGAGGTCATAGGCGGTGCCGGCGGTGAAGCCGGTGCCGTGCTGTGCGTAATAGAGCGCCTGGGATGCGGCGACTGTGGCGGTACCGGATGCGTTCTCTGCAGCGGCCTGGCTCCCCGCTGCGGCCTGTTGGCTTGCCAAGGCGGCAGCGGCACTGGCAGCAGCATTTGCTGCCTGGTCGACGTAGTTGTCATCGGACACCGTGGGGTTGCCATTAACGTCGAAGATCAGCGCCTTCCCAGCACGGGCGGCAGCGGTAACGTTGAGCGTCTGGCCACCCTGCTCTTCAATCGGGAATTTCAGCGTGCGGTTGGAATCTGCCTGGTATTGCTGCAGTGCCAGCCAGATGGAGTCAAAATCCAGATTGACGATATCAGCCGGGAATTCGCCGTTCTGCTGGTAATCGGTATCACGCTCCAGCTTCATATCCCGCATCAGCAGAATCTTTTCTCCACCGGTCATCGGGACAACAAGCGCTACATCCCCCCCATCATTGCCAGTTCCAGAAACCGTGTAGTTCAGGCCCAACATCAGTCGAACCCCATTCACAGAGACCGACATATCCTCTGCCTTGGCGATCTTGAACTGGTACGGAAACAGCGTTGCGCCAGGGCTCGCCGTGTACGTGTTGAACGGTATTTGAGTGGTTACGGTCACAGCAGCCTCTAGTCGTGGCGCGCCTCGATAACGGCGCTACGGGTCGAGCGTCACTTCAAAAACGCCCGTTGATTGGCGCCAATCTTGACGCGTCTCCGGGGTCGGTTTCCCGACTAATTTGTTGATACGCACCGGGGCCTGCTCCACGGCGCCCGCGCCGCTGTCCAGAAAGTCGTCGGGCTGTTCTTTGACTTCCGGCTTCCAATCCTTCATCTGGTCCCACAGTGGCCCGTTGAGAGCGTCGATATGCGCCCAGAGCACGCCCGATCGGATGGGGCCTTCCAGCGCACCCAGGATTCGCTCGTTCTTGTTGCTGCTCTCCTGAATCTCGGTGACGCCCACCGCCAGCCCGCGCTGCTTCAATGCGCGCTGGAGCAGCTTGCCGGCAAAGCTGCCGACGCCATTGGTTTCCACGTAGACATGCAGAATGTTCGCTTTCGCGATGATGTCGCAGGCCTGCAGCACTTGGCCGGATTCGATGACGGTGTTGCGCGAGTCGCTGAAAACGGCGAAATCTCCCGTCAATTCCTTGCAGACGTGCCAGTAGTGATTACCCAGGCTGTCGTCATAGACCACCGAGAACGCAGACGCATCGCTCTTCTTCTTGCCCAGGGATGGGTCCCAATAGGCCCGACCGCTCACCACATGGGTTTTCCCCAGCATCATGCGTACAGCACGGTTCGCATACTCCAGCCGAGGCTGGACGTCGTAGGCTTTGATATCCGCCGGATCAAGGCGGCTTTCATTGATCGGCTTGGCTTCCAGCATATATTGGCTGTCCCAGTAGTTGATGGTCCGGGTCTTCTTGCGCCGGCGCTCCACGTCGTCGCGGGTGAATCGCTCAGGCCAGGCGCAGTGCGCATAGATATCCAGCAGCTTTCCGGGCGGCTTGGTGAAGACGACATCCTGCCCATCGATGGCGAAGTCCTCGCCCGCCACCAGCAACTTGGCATGCTTATGGATGCCAACGAAGACATATAGCCCGTCGTCACCAGGCGTGAAGGGGAAGCGGTACCGCAAGCGGGTGGCCGTGTCCTCGTAGCGGATCGAGGATTCAAACAGCGGGATTTTCAGCGAGGCAGCACCGTTCTCGATCAACTCCGGATAGATGGAATTGTGCGTGTGCGGCGTGCCGATGTAGGTCTCCTGCCCGCCAGGCACCAGAATGAAGGTGGCTTCCTGGATCTTGTCGCGCAGGTTCTCCCGGGCTTCGGCTGTCTTGATGTTCTTGGGGACTTCGATGTCGTCATAGTCGATGCTCTTCGCGCGCGCGGACGTCACGTTCTGGTCAACGCCGGTGGCGGTCATGCTGGCATTGCGCGCATCGATGGAACCCATGACCCAGAACATTTGCGCGCCGGGCTTGGTGGGCAGCATGCCGCCGCACAGTGGGTGTCGGCGCAGGATGTTGATGGTATCCCGCGTCAGCTTGGTGGCCAGCTTGCCGTCGGCAGCCCAGATCAGTGACACCCAGGTGCGGTCGCAATACAGCTGCCAGGCCTTATACACCGCGAAGATGCTGGACTTGGCCGCGCCACGGAAGACCTGCAGCACGCGCACCGGGTCATCGGTGTGCTCAAGCCAGTGGCATACGCGCACGTGCAGCGGCGGTACCTCCCATTTCATCACCTTCGCCCACAGCAGGAAGAAGGCCAGGAAGCTGATTGGCTTATTGTCCATGCACCTTCTTGCCGGATGCCTTCCTTGCGGTGCTCTGGATCTTGTCGAGCATCTTCTGCGCTTCCGCCTCTGCGGCCGCAATATCCCTGTCGAGACTTGCCTCTTCCTCGACTGGCTTCTCAGCATCCGGCGCGCCCACCTCGGCACCGCCCAGCTGGATCATGCCAAGCAGATTGGTGGTCTTCATCATCACCGTCAGCGTGGCGGCCGCGTTCTTCTTGCTCCAGTAACGGTCGCCCCGAGTCTGCTGGTCCATGGCCGCAACCTCCATGCCGGCACCAGGCCACTTGTCCGGATCGGCCTCCCTGATAAAGGCATCCGTCAGTTTCTCGGTCAGCTCCTGCAGGCGCAGGTATTGGTCTTGCCGCATTTAGATCCCCTTCCGTTTTGCCAGCCATTCACGGCGCTTTTTCAAGACGCGTTCCTTGTTTTCTTCCTGCCACTCCCGCGTGGTCTTGATGGAGTGCTCTTTGTTATCTCTGTACCATGCCAAGGATCGATCCTTACATGCGGAAAGATTGGCGGCACGATAAGCGGCTGCCTTAATAGCCTTGCAGGCCTTGCACTGACTTACAGTCCCACACGGCCTATTCGGGCGGCGGTAAAACATTGATATCGGCTTTTGCTCACCGCAAGCCATGCATTTCCGCAGTGTTTCATTTTCCAAGTGCCGCTCCTAAATCTGGTGTTCGATCCGGTGCGCCGGTGCCGGGCTTCCACCACCAATCCTGCCCCCAGTCCTTTCGCGCTCGCTGTTGCATTCGTGAAAGGTATCCCGGGGACAGGTTCTCTTGCAAGGCGTGTAGTCCAGCATGATCGAGTGCGGCCTTGGCGTACCAGAGATTGACGTATGGCAGATGAGAGCGCGCCAGGGTCAGTGCCTCGGCACCTGCATGCGTTTCCTTGCCGGCGGCGGCCTTATCGATGTTGCCCTTGATGACCTTCAGGCTCAGGTCGGCGGCCGCGCCGATGGTGGGGCCGGCCAGGCCGCTGATGGTCTTGGATGCATATTGGCCAGCTTCCTCGGTCGAGTCGGCCAGCAGGATGTCGCCCATGATCGATAGCACGCCGCCTTGGGCAATGGCCTTGACCCAGAATTTTCCGGTGGTCATGTCGGCCGGGTCTTTGCCGGCGGTGATCTGCTTGGTCTGGTAGGCGATCGCACCAAGCATGCCAAGCGATGCGAAGAGCGCGCCAGCATAGGCCACGCGATTGGCGGCGATGGGCGCGCCCTCCAGACCCTGCGGTGTGTCCATCATGCGGCGCCAGTGCCGCGAGACCATCGCGATCGGGAAGGACTTGAACTGCATGACCGACCTGGCCAGCTCACCGCGCATCGTCCCGCGCTGTTCCCCGCCGCCACTGGATAGCGTGCGCGTGGCCAGGTCAGGATTGAGAACAGCATATTCGGATTCATCGGTGATCATGCCCAGCACCTTGGCCACCACCCGGTCGGCCTCGGGGGAGCCGCTGGCCCGGATGGCTTCCGGCGTCAGGAACTCAGCTCCACGGTGCGTGGTGAGCTGGGCCTGCTGAATGACGGCCCAGTCTGCAGCATCGATGCCCTTGCTGGTCATGCGCCAGCGGTCATACTCGGTCAGCCTGCCCCAGTCCGTTTTGCTCAGCTTCGCCAGCCCATTCATCATGGTCATCGAGAAGCTGCGGCGCAGCGTGTCGGTCCAGGCGTTCATGAGGGACAGCTTCATCGTGCTGTTGGCGATGCGGCCGGACCAGTTGTTCTTGATGTTGTCGCCGCTCCAGCGGTTCAGGTCGGAAACCATCGTTTCCGCGATGATGCCGTGCATGGTCAGGAAGTCGCGGGTCTCGCCGCTGGCCTGCGCGGCGATGTTCTTGAGCGCATCCCAGTAGGAGAGCTTGTTGAAACCGGTGGTCACGAAGTGGGTGCCCAGATCGGTGATACTGGTGAGCACGGCGCCCTGCAGCTTGCCGAAGGTCTGGATATTGCGCAGGTCCTGGCCGATCTGGGCGATGTTGCCGTTATCGGCCATGCCGGTCTTGCCGCTGACCACATCCCAATACGACTGCGGGCGCAGGCCGAAAGAGCGCTTGATGCCGTTATCCGAGCGCTCGGCCAGGTCGAACTGCAGACGCATCTGCTGTTCCGGGTTCGGGCCATAGCGCTCCACCAGGCCGATATCCCGCGACATGCCGCCCACGTGGCCGAGCATCGCGTCATACATGCTGCCGCCGCCGTACTGGCTCAGGTAGGTGAGATATGCATCCGCGTCCCGGAAGTGAATCTGCCGGCTCTCTGCGCCAGCGTTTGCGCGGGCACCCCGGCCACCGCCCTTCCCCGGCTCGATTTTGTTGATGCCGCCGCTGGCCAGGGTTTCCCAGGCGCGGGAGAGCAATGCCGACACCTGGGCATCGTTCATCAGGCTGCCGTCTTCCAGCACGTACTGCCGACGATCCAGCAGGGGCAGCGTGCGCTGTACCCATTCAGCCTGCGCAGCGGTATCGCCCTTGCCGCGCACGCGCCCCTGGTCGTGCGGCTGTGGCAGGTAGCCGTAATCCAGCTTGCCGACATCGCCGCCGGCCGCATTAAACCGCTGGCGCATGCCTTCGATGGTATCGAGCCACGCCCGGGCGCCCTGCTGTGCCAGCTTGTTGCCGGTGGTGCCGGCGGCATTACCGAAGATTTCGCGGGCAAGGTCCCGGCTCATAGTGGGATTCTCAGCGTCGAACAGCAGCATGAGGCCCTGGCGCCCGAGGCCGGCGCCCTGCTTGCTGGTGGCTGCTTCCATCAGGTCGACCAGACGCGCCATGTTCTCGCGCTTGACGCCCTCGATATACAGGCTGGTCTGGTCCAGTTCATGCACCAGGGCGCGGCTGCGGCCGCTGGCATAGCTGGCCATGAGGTCGCCAACCCGGCTTTCCATGGATGCAGTGCGCAGGATCTGCAACTGCGCGCGCTGCACCTTGAGGGCAGCTGCCGCCTGGATATCCTGCATACCGGCGGCCGCTGCCTCCAGTACACGCTGGTCGGCAGACTTCGCGGCCCAGCCGGCGGGGTCCTGACGCGCCAGCCGGCGCATGTTGGCGCTCATGGCGTCGTCGATTTTCTGGATTTCGCTGTCGGTCAGCGCACGGCCGGCGGCCTGCTGCACTGCCTGTCTGCATCGTGGGTGCATGGTTTCCTCTCGTTAAGAATTGCGCAGGAAGCATTCGGCGGCCACCTGGAGCAGGCCGGCGTCCTTGGCCTCGGCGGCGGCCTCTTCCTTGACCTTGGCCAGCGCCTCGGCCAGCGGCAGCGGTGCGTCCATGCCTTCCAGCTGGATCATCATGTCGGGCGAGAGGCGGCCGATTTCAGCGGTCTGGCCGTCGAGCACGGCGGCAACGGGACTGGCCTGGCTACTCGAGTCAGCAGCAGGCTTTCCACCTTCAGCCGCTTGCGGCGTGGCTTTCGGGGATGCTGGTAAATTTTCAGGTGCTGGTGTACCACTGGATTTACCACTCTCGAGAGTGCCAGATTTGGCACTTTTCGCGGGCGGCTCGGCCAGCGCCTGCTGCACGGCCAGCGCGCCGCGCTTCGGGGTGGGCGCATCAATTGCGGCGCGCTGCTGGCGCACCTGGGCAATCTGCTGGTCGATCTGGGCAATTTGCTCATTGGCCCGGGTGGCCTCGGCATTGCGGTCGATCTGCTGCTGCAGGGAGTCGATACGCTGGTTGATTTCGGCCGCCCGCCCGTTGAGTTCCTTGGTGGCGGTGGCCAGGGCCTGCTTGTAGCTGCCGCCCTCGGCCTGGATTTCCTTGGCACGCGCCCGCAGCGCCGCGTCGTCAACAGCTGGGATGGTTTGGCGCAGCGCGGTGATTTCATCGCGCATCGAGCGAATTGCGCCCGGCTCTGCCACGTTGCCGGCATCTTCCAGCAGGGTGGCGCGCATGGCCTCCATCCGGGCGCCGAAGTCATCAAGCATGCGCGCCTGCGCCAGATTGTCCAAGTTCAGGGTATCGCTGACGGCCACCCGCTCCCCTGCGCTCAGCTGGTCCGCCGCCCGGCTGAAAGCGGCCAGGTGCTGCTCGGCGCCAGCGATGTCGGCGGGGTCCTTCAAGTTCCAGGAATTGACGGTCTCGCGAATCAGATTGACGCGGGCGGCGGCCACGGCTTCGGGGTCTGCTGCTGCGGCGCGGCCGGCCTCGGTGCCCTGGCGCTCGGCAATGAACTTGTCGGTGCGCTCCAGATAGGCGCGGGTCTCTGCTGCCGGCGGGGCCTTCCCGGCCTGCACAGCCTTGCCCGCCAGCGTGCCGCCGTTGTAGTGCGCCAGCGCGGCCCGCCAGTCGCCACCATACTGCTTGCCCAGGTCGGCCAGATAGGCAGCTCCGGCATCGATCGAGGCCACCGGGTCGCGCACGTTGCCTTTGCCGTACTGTTGCCAGGTCGCATCCATGAACTGCATGATGCCCTTGGCGCCCACCGGGGAAGTGGCGGCGCTGCTGCTGGAGCGCTCGCCGGCATTCTTCGCGGCCAGCAGCACCTCGGGCGGCACGCCTGCCCGCTGGGCGGCGGTGACCGCATAGGCGTCGAGCCGGGCGTCGTCGAAGCGCAGCGCCTGCCGCTCGTTCATGCCCATCTGCACCAGCTCGCGGGAAGCTGCTGCATCCATCGGCGCGGCCACCGGGCGGGCATTGCGCATGCCGCGCGAGGCATAGGCACCGAAGCCTGCAGGGATCAGGGTGGCGACGGCCAGGCCTACCGGGTCGAATGGGTCATACTGCTCTGCGATCTTGTCATAGCCGGCATTCTGGAGGATGGCGCGGCTGGCCGCCTGCTGCGCGATGAAGGTACCGGGGCCGCCTGCCGCCACCAGGCCCACCGTCTGGCCGACGGTCTTGCCAGCCACAGGCAGTGCCGTGGCAGCAGCAGCCGCGCCGCCAGCCGCAATCGCCGCCTTGGTCCGAGTTTCGAAGTCCACACCCTGTTCCTGCAGTCGCTGCGCCTCCACGAACGCCTCATCGGTACCGGTGAAGACTGCGCCAGGAATCGGGGTACCCAGCACGGAATAGGCCACGGCCTTGACGCCGAAGCGGCCCAGGCCGAACAGGATGTTCTCGGCCGCATTGCTGGTGGTGGCGTCCGGCATCATGGTGCGGGCAGTGGCGCGCAGGCTGGTGCCGGTCTCGCTGGTGAAGGCCGCGCCGGACTGGACATCCTCCCGGGCCTTCTGGCCTTCGGCGCCGGCGACCCGCTGCTGCATGTCGCTGTCGAACAGCATGGCTGGATCGGCCTGCACGCCATAGCCCCCTTGGACAGCACCGAAGGCGCCCAGGATGTCCGAGCCGAACGCGGCCGACTCGGTGGCACCGGTGGCCACGCCCTTGGGCAGCGCCTTGGTGGTGTTCCACAGGCTCAAACCAAACGACGGGCGCGCCGGCGGTTCTGCAACCGGGCGCGCCACGCGATCGTCCAGCACCTTGTCGGTGCCGTCTTGGAACATGTTTTCGATCATGGGGAAATCCTGATGGTGATCCGCTGGCCCTGGCTGTTCGTCACCAGCGTGCCGCCGGCCTTGACGTTGTACCGGCCCTGGCCAGCGCTGACGAGGGCGGCATTGGGGAGCTGCTTGACGAAGTCGGCAACCGGGATAGCCTGGGCACCGGCATAGACCTTATCCGTAGTCTGGGCGGCGATATCGGCAGCGGTGACCGCCTTCAGGCGCTTTTCGAAATCACCCTCTTCCATGCCGCGCGGCAGCGGTACCTTGACGCCGTTGCGCTCCACGATGCTGCCGACGGTCAGGCGCAATGCCCGGGCAGGGTCCGAGCTTCCACCATCAGCCACGATGCCAGCATTGATCAGGTATGCCGAGTCGATGACCTGCTGCCGCACCTCCTGATTAGGGAAGGCGTCCCCCACCAGGTTTGCGATGCTGCCGCGCCAGCCGGTTTCCTTGGCCGTGTCCATCATGATGGCCTTGTCCTTGATCGCCCTGTCTCCGCGCAGCAGCAGCTCGCTGCTGTAGCGGCCCTGCGTGGTGCGGTCGCCCGCCAGCATCATGGCCATGCCCAGCACGTTGTCCTTGTCGTGCATCTGCTTGGCCAGGGCGGCCAGGCGGTCGGCATCTGGAACGATGGTCCCGATGCTGGCCAGAGCGCCAGACTGCTGATCTGGGGGAAGCATGCGGATCACCCGGGCAATCTGGCTGGCTTCTTCGGGCTGGAGCGGCGACACCTTGCGCCCGGCTTTGATCTCGACCTGGCCGATAACGCTCATGCGCTGCCGTAGCACCTGCACGGCGTCATCAATGTTGTTCAGCTGGATGGTCGGTGCATCCTTGATCGCGCCACGCTCTTGCGCCGCCTGCCAAGGATTCTCGGCATAGGCCTTCTCGCTGGCGGACAGGATGCTCTTGAACTGCTCGGTAACTTTCTGTTCCAGCGGAGTCACACCGATTTTCGGATCAGAACCGGCGGCGTTCATACGCTCCACAGTGGCGCGCATCTCCGGTAGAGACATCGAGGCAAATCCGGCAATTTTGGCTTGCGACTTGACCAACTCCTGCGCCTGGCCGGCCATCTTGGTACCGGCAGTTGCTTCAGCAAGGGCATTGATGGCCTCGGTCGACAGGTAGCGGCCTTTCATTGCCATATCGTAATTGGAGTTGTAGACATCCACTGCCGCATTCTCACGGGCCTGCTGCTCCCGCTGCGCACGGTCAGCATCGCGCTGTGCCGCCGCGTCGATACCGTTGATGTAGCCGTAGGCCTTGGTAATCAGCGACGTGCGCTTGTGCGGGTCGATCATTTCGCCATCCGGCCCCTGGATTTTCGCCAGCGCGTCCTGCACCAGCGCCTTGTCGCCGGTTTGCGCGGCGCCCTCCAGGGTGGCATTGGCGAAGTTGAACGAAGCGTTTTCTGTAAAGCCCTGAATCGCTTTTGCCATCTGCAGTTCGTTCCATCCAGCCTTCGGACCCATGATGTTGACCATGTCCTTATACTGGGCGATTGCTCCCGGCATATCGCGCATGGCCTGGCGCTGCAAGGTCTCGCCAGTGTTGAGCAGATCGGCGCCGATATCGTCCTGAGTCTTCTTGATCGCCACGCCCTGCAGGTTGCGCGTCAGCGTGCCCATGGTACTGGTCAAGTGCGGATCCATGGTCTCGATCTGGTACGGCGTCAGGCCATCGGTCCGCGCCTTGCGTGCATCTGCGGCCCGGCCGTTGTAGGCATCGACGGCGTTCTCGGGCTTGATCACGCCAGCCTGCACATCGCGAGAGACCGAGTCGTAGATATCGTGCAGATCGTTGTTCAGGCTGGCCAGGGATGAAGCCGCCTGCATGCGCTGCTTCTGCTCGTCGACCTGCTGGAAAGTGACGGCCAACTGCTGGCCTGCGCGCGCCACATTGCCCAGCGCCTGCTCGGTGGCGGTGTTCGCCTGCACTGGCGCCGCACGCTCGGGCTGCGCTACGGCATTGCCGAAATTGCCAAGATTGATTTGCATTTTTCGTCCTTGTCAGCCGATCAGGGCGTTGGCCGGCGCAGTAATTCCACTGCCGAGGCTGCTGGGCGCACTGCTCGCAGGCGTTTTCCAGCCTTTTCCGATGGCGGCCCCGGTCGCCAGCACCGAGGACGCCGCGTTCAGGTAGCTGGCGCTGGCCGAATCTGCGGCAGCCTGGCCATAGGCAGAGGCCTGGCGCAGCGAAGTGCCAGCCGACCGGCTGCCGCTGAGCAGCGCTGTATATGCGTCCTGGTTGGCATTCAGGTCGATCGTGTCGTTGATCGTGACGGCAGTCCCCTCGCCCACCGCCGCACCGCTGCCGGCGAGCTGCGCGCGGGCTTGGCTCTGCTGCTGGGCCGCCGCCCGGCGGATCTTGTCGGCCTGCGCCACGGCTGCGTCCTTGTCATAGGCAGCCTGATTCACCAGCTCCTGCTGCTGGGCTTGCTGCGCGTTGGCCTGCTTCCGCCCGGCCTCCAGCGTCGAATAGGCACCAGCCGCAGTGGCGGCCAGCAAAATAATTGCCGAAGTCTCAATTCCCATCGTTCAGTACCTCCAAGCCGATTGCACAACGTGTAAAACCCAGCTTCTCGTAGAGCTGGGCCGTTCTTTCAGGATTGACGCCAGTCGACGTGCCGGCGTGGAGCCATACAGCCCCTTTCAGTTCTGCCCACTTCTTCATGCAGCAGATCAGGCGCGCCGCGGCCAAGCTGCCTCGATGCTCCGGTTTCATGAAGAAGCTGACTTCCTCTGCCACCACATCGGTGCTGCTCCAGTGGCTGGTGGCGATCGCCGCGATGCCTCCGATGATTTCGCCATCCACTTCGGCCACCAGCACCAGGCCCCAGGGCTGGGTGATCAGGCGCGCAAGCATGTCCGCCGCCTTTGCTCGGCTGTAGGTCAGGCGTGACCAGCGTGGGCTTTCCCGATGGAGGGCCTCCCCCATGAGGACGATGGCCCTCAGATCATCCAATGTCGCCGGCCGGATCATGAGTTCACCGTGAATTGACGGACGACACACAGAACATGGAACGGCAGCGGCTCGTCCTGCTCCAGGACCAGCGGCGAATCCCCACGCTCCCAGCCCAAGATGCCAATCCGATCCAGGCCGGAAAACGGCGTAATGGCCTTGTCCAACAGGTCGCTACCGAAGCGGCGCTGCGTCATCTTCTTGCCGTTGATCTTGCCGCCGATGGTTTCGTGCACCAGCACAGTGGCCTGGCTGGTGTTCATGTTGCTGCCCTGGGCGGTACCGGTCCCGGTTTGAATCTCGGGGCGAAGAGGCACAATCCGGCTCACGTAGACCATGCCGATTTCCACGGACTTGGCCGCGCGCGGGAGCGTGATCGCGCCGTCGGTCACGGTGAATTTCCCGGCATAGGTGCCATCAGCCCGCACGCCGACCTCTTTTCCCTCCAAGTGATTGAGGCCGGTCCATAACGTCTTGCCGGTAGCATCCGTGCCGAGAATTGCCGCGTCGGTCAGGAGGCTTTCGTCGAAGCGCTCAATGTAGCGGCGCACGGTGCCATCAATCGTGCGCTGCACGCTTACCCATACCTCATCGATACCGTTGTTCGGGATGACCGCCACCGATTCATAAATGCCGTCAGTAGACAGCGGTGACCAGGCTGTGACGCCCTCATCTCTATCGATGGTCAGCGCGGCGATCTTGCCGTCAGTGCGCACGCACCACAGCCGGCCATCGGGCTCGGGCTGGTACCCCATATCGATGATGCCGGGCTTGACCAGGTGCTCGGCCAGCGTGGTGATGTTGGGGGACGGGAAGCTGTTGGATGCGTAGTTGTAGGACATGGCGCGCACCTTCTTGCCCGAGCGCGTCACATAGATCAGCTCGTCACCGACCAAGATCGGCTTGACGTTGTTGCAGCCGTAGCGCGTGCGCGGCTTGAGCTGCGGATTGGTCGGCGTCAGCGGCTTCTCCACCCCACCGGTGGCCGTGTACTCGCCGCCGTAGGTCATCATGAGCAGCACGTCAGTGGACGCCATGCGCGTGATCGGGTTGATCTGGCCGGTAGATGGCAGCGTGAACGAGAAAGCGTCGGAGTCGTCGGTCCCGATGGTGTAGTCGAAGAAGACGCCCGTCTGGCTTCCCCAGATGGTTTGCGGATAGCCCCGCGATCCGCCGGTAACAAGGCGCTGCTCGTAGAACGCCCCCGTGTTCGGATAGCCATCAAACTCGTTCCACATTGCGCCGAGGAGCTTCCAGGCACCCTTGGGAGCGCCGGTCACCGAATCGAGTGCCTTGATGATATTGGCCTGGATGCTCTGCGCGTTCACAAAGCCATTGACATACAGCAGTCCGCTGTTGATTTCAATGAACCGGCCGACCATCGATGCCCGGAATGCATCCCCCGTCGAGGTAACAGAAATGGTGATGCCGACAGGATCCTTTGCGCCTGGCGTGATTGCATCCTGCGGCGAGTCCTCCAGCACCCACTCATTGGCAGGAACGCTAGTCCCCGGGAATGGAGAGGTGATCGTGCCCACCAGCTGATTGGCACTGTTGAAACCGGTGATGATCGCGCTGCCGCCCTCATACGTGATACGCCGGTCGCGGTCCCCCAGCAAGAACACTCCGGCGCCGGCCGTGAAGGTGCGGCTCCCGCCCACAGTTGGATCGTTGATCGTGAGCGCGGTATTGAAGCGCTCGCCTACCTCATCAAAGGGAACGGTGGTGAATGGCGCGGCCTCCAGGCGCCAGGACGCTGCGCCCAGCCGGCGCAGCATCTGAGTCGGGACATCGGGATGGAAAATCAACATGGTGTCTGCGCCCTGGGTGAAATCGATCTGGCGCAGCATGTCTTCGGTATAAGGCGTCGTCAGTTCCAACGGTACACCGCCCGAGATAATCTGGCCGCCGCCCTGGTTGAAGAAGCGCACGTACTGATGGCCGAACTCCAGAATGTAGGCCTGGGTGGTGCTGAAGACGAACGGGATCAGGCGGCAGATTCGTTCAGCGATCTTGGCAGCGGCCTGATATCCACTGCCGTAGCGGCGGAATGCGCCGCCGTGGATGGTCACCATGCAGTTTTCCAGGGACTCGGCGCCATTCTGGTACCGGGCGATATCGACGCGGCCGAAGCAGCGCGGGGTGATTTCGCCTGCGGTGAAATTGGTTTGGATGATGTTGACGCGCGGCATGTCAGTCCCCTTTCCTCAAGAGAACCGCGATTCGACCAGGGAGCCCTCTTCGAACTCTTCCGGCGGATCGTCCTGGCCGTCGATGGCCTTGGCCACCTTGAGCATCTGCTGCAGTTCAGCATTCATGCTGTCCCGCAGGCTGCTGGAGGCCGTCACGGCGTAGGCCATTTCTGCGGCCATGGCCTGCTCCATCACTCGAATGAAATTCGTGCTCCACGATGCCGGGTTCTCGTTCCTGAAAACATAGACCAGCGGTAGCTGGGCAGCATCCGACAGGATGTTGCGGCCCTCGCTGCGGTATGGAATCTGGTACCCCTTGCGGCCGACCTGCACGGTGCGAATCCAGTCGCCCGGCAGAGAGAACTGGTAGGCGAAGTCGAAGGCCGGGGTCTGGGTCAGCGGTGAAAGCAGCACGCGCTTGATGGCGCAATTCCAGTAGTGAGCACGCAGCATGGAATCGCGCACGGATGGGAATAGGTTGCTGGCCAGCGTGGCGTGATCGCTTCCCTCCGCAAAGGAGGCAATCGTCTTGGCGCCGAGCTTGAGCAAGGCATTGGAGCAGATGGAAACGGCACTTGGCATGGGGCACCATCAAAAAAACCGGGAGCAAGGCCCCCGGTTTGGATAAACCCGCACGGGCGGGACGAGACAGCAGCAGGATCGATCAGTCGTTGACGTACTCGATTTCGAACTTCAGCGCCTGGTTGGCTTGCAGCACTGCGCCGGTCACGGTGGCATAGACATCCACCTCTTCCGTGGTCACATACTCGGCACCGCTGGCGATCAAGGCGCCGGTATTGGCATCCTTCTGGCCGGCGGCATTGGTGTTCACGGAAGCGGCCAGGCCATCCGCATCGATGACGGTACCGGTGGCGGTCGAGCGGATGCCGATGTCGATGGTCGAGCTGGCAGTACCAGCGGCGCAGCTCACCTTGCTGTTCAGGGTGAAGCGGCTGCCGGAAGGGACACGACCGATGAAGATCGTGTCGTTGATCGCCAGCTGGGCGAAAGCCGCCGGCATCTTTGCGGCCAGGATGCGCTTGCGGCCGAAGGATTCATGCGGCAGCAGCTTGGGGGTGCGGTTCACGATCTTCGCGCCCTGGGTGGTGTTGACTTCAGCCATGACTGGCTCCTTTCAATGAGTGAATGAGGTTGATGTCAGGGCTGGGTTACACGAAGTCGATGGCCACGACGCCGTAGTCCCAGACGCGGACGGCGCCCACCGAGCCGGCGGCCGACAGCTGCAGCGTGTCCTTCTTGTCGCCACGGCGCTGCGCACGACCTTCGAAGAAGCCGGTACCGAAGTGGATCGAGGACTTGGCCCAGGCCATGGTGCGCAGCACGCCCGCAGTGTTCTGCACCTTCTCGTAGGGCACCCAGTTGAAGCCCATCCACTTGCCCGAGACATCACCGGACTGCAGCATCTTCACGGCCATGAAGTCGGCCGAGGTCAGCGTGGTATCCGACAGGATGTCTTCCAGCATGTCGGAGGTGTAGGCGATGCTCAGTTCTTCCGGCACATCTGCCTGCTCGTCGGCCTCGTTCGAACGGAAGATCTTCTTGGCGGTGATCAGCTTGGCCTTGGTGAAGCCGGTGCCACCGTTCAGGATGATCTGATTCGACGGCAAGGCGATGAGGGTGCCGTCCTTGGCCTGTGCATTGCCGATGGCAGCCGAGAAGATGATCTGGTCCTTGCGGCGGTTCCAGGCAGCGTTCAGCGAGTCCATGTAGGAGCCGCTGGGGTTGGCCAGCACCTTGGGCTCATCGGCACGGTCCACCGGCAGGGCCTGGTAGAAGTCGCGCATCAGCGCCACGCGGGTGGTGTGGTTGGCGTCCGACCAGACGGTGTCGCCGTGGCGGGTGGTGTTCTCGGGAGTGTCGGCAAGGACGTCCAGGCGGTTCGCAGTGAACGACTCGCCCACGATGTTGCCGCGATCAGTCACGCGGGGTTCGAAGCGCGCACGACGTTGCTGGGCCTGCAGTCGGATAGAGGTATCGAACTGCTGCACGAAGGCCTGGGTAATGGACTGGGGCATTTGAATCTCCAAAAGGTGATTGAGAATTCGCCTTTCAGGTTGTCCGGTCACTCCGGGCCTGCGATTCCGTCGCCTGCACGCGCCGGCTACCGCGTGTGCTGGAGGGTATTTGCAGGTTGTCCGCGCACCACCACGGGCCTGTATCTGCCCGCAATGGTCGCGCTGGGTGGGGGTCGGTTTCCCGACTAAATGGAAGGGGTGTTACGCGGCAGCTTCAGTGCCGTAGGCTTTTTCGAAGTGCGCCTTGACCTTCTGGCTGACGCGGGCGTGATCCTTGTGACCAGGATTGGTGTATGCCTCGCTGGCCATCAGGTCCTCGATGGCATCAGCGCTCATCACATCGCCGCCGTTCGGGTTCTTGTCCTCGGCCAGCTCCGGACCCAGGGCCGCCATCAGCTTCAGGAACTGGGGATTGTTCGCCAGCGGGCCGGTCATGATCTGCTGCACGTCCATCCCCGCCTTGCCGGCGAGCGCCGACGCAGCCGAGTAGGCCAGGCCGACATTGCGCTGGAAGGTGGCCGGGGTAGCCCATTCCTTCTGCAGCTCGGTGGTGCAGGCGGTGCTGTCCATGACGGCCGCGCCGGCCACCAGCTTGGGCGCCATGTCGAAATACTGGCCCATCACCAGATCGAGCTGCTTCTGGGTCATGCCCGCTTCGAAGGCCTTGGCGCGGAAGTCTTGAAACGATTGATCTTCTTCCGGCTTCCAGGATTCCTTGAATGCATCCGGTACCGTGACCGCATATTCTTCGGCTGACTTCGGCGGGACATCGCCGGAACCGAAGCGCTTTTCCAGGTTGCCGTAGGCCTCGGCCATCTTCTTGGAGGACGCGGCCAGGTCGAACTTGCCATCTTCGGACGAGACCCGGAGCTTCTCGGGGATGAAGCTGAATTCCTCGCCTTCGCCACCGGTACCAGCAGCACCTGCTGCAAGCACGCTTCCGGGTGCGGCGGCAGCGCCTCCACCTTCACCACCACCCCCTGCACCAGCGCCTGCCGCAGCTGCGCCACCAGCCTCGCCGCCACCTGCCCCACCAGCACCACCGTCACCTGCTTCTTGCATGAGGACATACCAGTTTCTCCGGATGATTTTCATGTTTGCTTCTCCTGTGAAATTTGATTGATACGAAACAGCTGCTGATGCGTCGTGATTAGCTCGGTGCCAGGTCCATCATGGTGACGTTCTTGTAGGTGCCGGGGTTGGCCACAACCGTGTCTACGATGGCCTGGAAAGCAGCGATATTGGCGTCCGTGAGCGCCTGATTGTTGTTGAATGCGTTGTCCAGTTCGCCGTGCAACGTGAAAACTACAGCGCCCTTTGACGCACCTGCCTTCGTCAGGCACCCCATGGTGTTGGCACCGACGTTGGCAGCAGAGCTGTTTCCGAAGGCATTGAAGCCGCAACTGCGTACTGCCATGGGATCACCAAATGGCCAGGTCTCGGTGACCGACAGCGGGTTGAAGTAGTAGCCGCGGATTGTGCGATATAGGCGCTGCGCGTACCGCCGCTTGGCAATCAAGGTGTCCGTGTTGCCGTTATTGAAGGGATTGGCCGCACCGCCATACCACGAACCATCTTCGCCACCTGGCCAGCCCATGCTGCGACGCATGTTCAGGTTTGCCTTCTGATATTCCAGCCAAACCTCGTTACTCATCGCGGCATTGTCGCCCTCAATGGAGTAGCGCTGCGACGCCATCTGCCAGCCGGCAGCGACAAACCGATCGATATCGGCGGTGGTCATGCGCGGGATCGTCTGCGTACCCGTGAAAGAATTGGACAGCGGGTCGGCGTACAACACACCCACCAGCCCTGCCTTGTCCATGATGCTCTTGGCAACGAGGTTGCTGGCAAGATAGCCATCATCAAAACAAAGCAGAACAGGTGCTGTGGTACTTGCATTCGGAACATAGTCGATCGCACCCAGGGCCATCTGGCCGCCGATTGACCCGGCAGCATAGGTCACGCGCAGCATCGCGAACAGGACAGCCTGCTTGTCGGTGAGGACAGCACCGCCGTTCAGGGTGTTGATTTCCGCCACCGAAATGCTGAAACAGCCGAAGCAGCCTGGCGTTGAAATCTTGGCCAGCAGCTCCGCACGGATATCGGCAGAAATGAACTTGGTGCCGGGCGATGCGGGCGTGCCGGCCGAATACAGTTCCAGCACCATCGCGGTCGGCGTGGCCGCGATCGAGGCATTGACGGACGGGATCATGCTGATGTGGATTTGCCCGTTGGTCATGTCCAGCGGGGTGGATAGCACGGCGGCCTGCGAAAACCGGAAGGTGCTGGCGGACGGGACCGTGAATACCACGCTGGTGTTACCGGTGAACGGATAGAAGCGGTCCAGGGCGACGTCGGCGCAGTTGGCGGCACTGCCACCGCCCACGTTCGCGGCTTTGTCGAAGAAGGCCAGTCGCTGCAGGCCCGGCTTCTTGTGGCGCTTCGGTACGCCGCCACCGACAGGGAAGGCAATCGGCGGGCCGCCGGCAGGATTGATCAGGCCAATGGTATTGGTCTGGGGGTCTTTTACTGCGGACAAAACGCCCGCGTTGATAGGCTGAACCACCCAGCCGTCTTGCGTGAGGGTTGCATCAATGGTCACTTAGGCCTCCTCTTCTTCGCTAACGCCATTGGCGCGGTTGATCTGGCTGACGATGTGCTCCAGCACGCGGCGGGAGCCATCGCGGTGATAGGTCTGCAGAACGGCGTCGATGCCGCCCTGCACGACGGCCGGGCGGGCAAACACCCGGGTGAGCTGTTCCAGGATGGCGGCGCCGACCTTGTGATCCTCGAAAATCAGCTTGTAATCAGACGGCGTGGGTTTGTATGGCTCGTTCATTTGCTGGCCTGTTGCATGGCAATGGGGACTGTCTTCTGGGCCAGCTCATGCTGCTGTTGCTGCTGCACAGCCTGCTGCTGGGCCTGGGCGCGCTGATCGCGCAGTTGCGCAATGTTTTCCTTCGAGCGGGTGATCGAGGCCGGCGCACCACGGCCATCGATGATCTGGCGGGCGGCCTCGTCCAGGTCCACGACGTCCCATACACTCTGGTCCTGCTTCGCCTGGGCGATCAGGCCGATGGAATTCAGCGACGACTCGATGGAACTCACCTCTTCCATCTTCTGGCTCTTGGCCATGGGGCTCTTGAATTCGACATTGAAGCTGCGATTGGCCAGGGACTGCGGCGGCTGGCCGAGGACGCCGGCGCGGAAGGCCAGGCCGAAGCAGCGCACCACCATCGGGCCATACCATTCCGGCTGCATGCGGCCGAACACCGGGCCCAGCACCTGGCGGATCTGCTGCACGCGCAACTGGAACTCGGTGGCCGTGCGCACTGGGCTATCGACAGGCGGCAACTGGTCGGCCATCAGGATCTTGCGGATGGCTGCCTGCAGTCCTTCCTTCTTGGAAAAGGACAGGTTGAAATTGGCGCCCGAGGTAAGCGGCTTCATGCTGTCCACCGAGTTGGCGACGATGATCTTGCGCGGCCCAATCTTGACGGTGCGCGGGTTGAGCACGCCGTCGTCTTCGGCAATCCACATGCCCGAGATTGCGATATCGGCGTTCATGTCCTCCAGGTAGACCAGGCGATTGAGCTGCTTCACGTCCGGCATTGCCCGGTACATCGGCCCTACCGGATAGACCGTGCCCGGCAGTTTGGACCAGCGCGGCGCCCAGAACGGGCACTCATGGAACCCGGATTCCTTGACGACGGTCTTGCTGTCGCAATCCACGTGGGTGGAGGTGAACGGCAGATTCTTGGCCAGGATGCCGGCCGCCTGGGCGCTCACGCGGGGGAAGATCGACCAGATGAATCGGAATTTCTCATCCGGGTTGCCGCCTTCCTCGCAGCACTTGCGGATCTTCTCCGAAACCGCATCCTTACCGAACTTGGTCACCGCCTGCTCAGCCGTCAGGCAATACTCATGCACCAGGATATCGGCCGGGCCATTCGGCTTGGATGCCGCGATGTAGCTGCTGGACATCGGCAACAGCTGGAAGTTGAAGCCGCCCTCGGCCAGGGAGTCGCAGAACATGACAAACCAGCCCGCCGCCACCATGTCCAGGCAGGCGTCGATACCCTCGGAATCGTAGTTCGAAGCGTGGATGTTCTGCCAGATGACCTCGGCGGCGTTGTCCAGCCAGCGGGCTTCCTCGTCGTTGTCCTGGCCGGTGGTGAGGCTCAGCCAGCGCGAATTACTTGGCGTGCCACCGGTCATGATGGAGGCGGCCAGGATCTGCCCCGCATCGGTCGCGGTCGAGTCGAACAGCCGGGCGCGCTTGGCCTGCAGTGCACCGCCGTCGCTCTTCTCCCCGTAGAAGCCGTCACCGCGCTCCGGGAACGAGTAGTCGTAGCCGTCCTTCCAGTTCTGCTCGTAGATCGAGCGGGCCGACTGCATTGCGCTCTTGCGGCGCAGGATCGCGGTTGCGCGGTTTTCCATGCTCAGGAAGCCCCCAGCTTGTCCTTGCCGGTGGCCAGGACGGATTGAACTGCACCGGTGCCGCCCAGGGCCGCACCGCCCGATGGCGAACTTGCACCGGCGCCTGAAGCCAGCACCGTCTGCCGCTGGCGCAGGCGTGTCTGCTCCGCCAGCTTGGCATTGGTGGCTTCCCTGGCCAGGTCGGTGGCGTTCTGACGTTCAGCCGCCGGATCGACCGTGGGCGCCGGGTTCTTGGCACCTCCTCCGCCGCACATGCTCAGGCCTTTTCGTTGAAGATCTTGGGAGGCACCAGCCAGCCGTCCTTGGTCTGGACGGGACGCTTCAGGGTGCCGACGTCCACCTGGTCGGCGCGCAGGTGTTTGAAGTCATTGCGGCCTGCGCCGCCCGCGCGCAGCGGCTCGGCCTTCTGCAGGGGCTGAGCGGGCGTGTTGGCCAGCTGCGCCTTGAGCGCCGCCAGTTCGTCGGCCTGGGCATCCAGACGGGCCTGCAGCTCTTCGTTTTCCTCGCGCAGCGCATCCACATTGACCACCGTGGCACCCTCGGTGCCGCCGGCATCCAGGGTCAGCGGATCGCCCGCGCCGTCGCCGGCACCGGCCGCACTGTCATTGCCTGCCATATCGGCAGCCTGGTCGCCTGCTTCGGCAGGGGTAGGGGCGGAAGCTTCGCCCGGGACTTGGACTTTCGTGACGTTGGATTTGGTGGCCATGCTGGCTCCTACAGACGTTGATCGGGGAGATAACGTCGGGGAGTATCGGACGGCTCGGGGGTCGGAATCCCGACTATCGGCGGGCCTGGTAGGCGGAGGGCATGCGGCGCTCAACGGGAAGCTGCTCCCGCTTCTGGCCGGTGACATCGGTCCAGAGCTGGATGAGGCGCTCCCCGTCGAAGTGCTTGGGCTCAGCGCCTTCCTTCCAGCCCATCAGGGTGCTCTTGGAGATATTCAACTGCTCATCGATGCGGTACATGCTCCAGCCGGCGCGCTTGAGGTCGGCGAAGACGTTGAACCAATCGATGCGCACCTCTGGCGAGGGATAGGCCGGCAGCTGCGGCCGTGGGCGGGGGATACGTTTTGGCGTAGGGAGGGCGTCACAGCTGGCGCCTGGCAGGTCCAGGTCCAGCTGCGTGATGTGCGGCGGTGGGGTGATGGCGGTCATGCCCTCCCTTCATTCGGCTGCTTCGGTGGGGTCGGTGGCCGCTGCCGGCGGCGCAGGTATCGGGTCTTGTTCTTCATGGCTTATCGGGAGGCGGTGTCCAGCCCAGCTCAATCAGCTTTTCGCGAATCTGTCGATCCCGGGTCTGTATCAGGCTTTCCATGACAGTTTGTCGGTAGCGGTTGCACTGGTACTCGATCTTTGTGTGGATGGCATCGCCTACCAATTGGATTCCTAAGTGGTAGCCGTGGAACAAGTCGTCGTCTTGTGCGGCCATCACTCGTCCTCCCAATCGAAGAAGTCCAGCACCAGGCCGCCGGCAAAGGCGAAGGCGAGCAGCAGGGCGCCCAGGGTCATGAGCAGTTCGGTAGCGTCCATCAATCGTCCCCCTCTTCGGTATCAGTGCGTGCAAAGACCTGGCCATGCCAGTCCTCGGAATCTGCCTGCAGGTGCAGATCAGCGATGCGCTGCTGTTCCTGGCTGCGGCGGTGGGCCGCAACAGCCAGGTTCTGCGCGAAGGCCACCAGCGGCGGTGGGTTGCGCAGGTCCATCATGCTGCCTCGCCAAACAGGCCGGCTTGAGGCTGCGCCACGCCTAGCGGCGTGATGGTGAGCACCACGCGTGCGCCCTTCTCATCCGGCTCCATGCGCTCGGCCACGATGCGGCGCACCCACTTGTCATCCTCGATGGCCACGCCCTTGAGGGCGTCCAGCAGCACCTTGTTGGCGTTGTCCAGGTCGATGCACATGACGGTGTCATCCCAGATAGCGCCATGGAGGCGCTGGCGCTTCTGCCAGTCCTGCGGGCGGTTGGGATACAGCCGGACATCGATCTGCACACGGCCCGGCATGGGGGTGGTGATACCGGCCTTCTTCACCAGCCAGCCGATTTCGGTGCGGAATTGCTTGGCTTCCTTGGTGGGCACGATGCTGATGTGCGTGCCGAGCTTCACGGGGCGCCAGTAGCGATTGGCGCTCAGGGGATACGGCAGGGTCAGGGTGATGGGCTTCATGTTTGCGATCCGGTGCAAGTTGGCAAACTGCCCGGCCGGAGCCGGGCGCGGTGGAGGGTTAGAACGCTGCGATACGTGCGCCCAAGGTGTTGGAATAGGCCAGCATGAAGCGCGCTTGCTCGCGCATACGACCCTGCTCCAGTTCATCCAGCCCCGCGAAAATCGGCGTGCCAATGAAGCCCGTCAGCTTGATCAGCTTGTCATCCAGCTCGGCCTTCTCGCCCACCACGCGCTGCTGGTGCGGCGGCAGATGGCCTACATGGCCGATGTCGATGTATGCGGCTTCGAAAACGTCCTTCGGGCTCCAGCTGGTGTAGCCGTCCGAATACTTCACGGCATAGCCTTCTTTGCCGTCTTTCACCTCCGGCCAGGCCAGAACGTTCTTGGTGCCGATGTAGTGCTTGGTCATGCTTTTCTCCTGTGGTTGGTGCTACAAAGTTGCGCGACAACTGACCCGACCAAATCGGTTCTGTCACGTACCGCAAACGCGCGCGCACGCGCGAGGAAATGAGGCTCTGAGCGTTGCATTCACCCGTTCTTGTGCCCCGGAAACTACATCTCTTGAAGAGATGTTCATTGCTCATCCGACCAAGTTGAGCAGGATGTCCCTTGCTTCTTTCTTGTCCATATGGTTGCCATCGTCATCGTCAAACATGAACCGCATGACTGTGGCAGCCTCATCCCGGTCTTTCGGCCGGATCGTGGCCATCAGGTGGAAGATGAAATCGCGACGCACCCATTCTTCGTGAATGGAATCGCCACAATTTGGGTCAAGCGCATGACGCAAGCGGTACAGGTCATTCCAGTAGCGCAGCTCATGAAGGCAGTCAGAGAGGGTATGCGGCAGGTAGTCCGAAACCTGCTGGAAGCAGGTTTTCACTTCATCGGTCAACTGAGGGAGGCCGAAGTCATCCTCGCCTATGAAGTCGACTTCCTTCAGCAGAGCGATAATGAATTCCTCGGCCGGCGTACTGATGAAACAGGCGTCTTCACTTCCGAACCTCGCAATCGCTTCCTGGGCTGAAGCATTGCGGCTGACGGCACGCTCAGCCTGGTCGTTCAATTTCCCGAAGCCAATCGTCGGCAGCAAGGCAAACAAGTTCCCAGGGTTCTTCCTCATCACGAAATCGCGGTAGCGCTTTTCCAGAATCGCCATCGGGGTCTTGATCTTCTTCAATGCCTCCATAGCCTTCGCGATCAAGTCCGCCTGACCAGTTGCAACCACCTGTTGCAGCCACAGAACCGCATCGATCTCCTTATCGCCGGTCACCTTCTCTTGCGGCGGCATGGTCGGCACCGCAAGTTGGCGCGATTCGCTCTCAACGATGGGCGGCAGCGCGAACAACGCGCGGTGCTTCGGGTTATCCCGAAATACGCCCGAGCGCGAGCAGATCGTCTTCACGGTTCCGAGCGGGACGCCCGTGTGCCTGGACACCTCCTGCAGGGAGCAGGTGTGGCGCAGTTCCAGGACGCGCCTACGCACGTCCTCTGGAACAGTCTGTTTCGTCCTCATGCATGTTCCTTTCGTAGGTGCAACGCCATCGCATCAAGGGCCGGCAAGTCGAAGCCAGCAGCGAACGGGTCGCCGATGCCCTGATCGGCGCACCACGCCTGCAGGCGGATGAAGCCATTCGAGGCGCATTGCTCGTATCCGGCTCGGTGGGCCGCGGCCAAGACCGTGAAGAAGTGGACCATCTCGGGGTTGTCGGTAAAAGCCGCGCGCACCTCGGACTTGTCCTCGTCGTTCCACGCGTAGCGCTGGGCCAGGTACTGCAGATCGGCAGATAGGGTGGCGGGGTAGAGCATGATCAGAACTCCACCTGGGCGGCTGTGAGACCAGGATCGATGCGGTAGACCTTGGGCCGGTCCAGCCGAGATTCGAGGTACTGCATGGAGTTCGGATCGAACCAGAGGCCGTAGGAGCCCTCGGTCTCCCCGTGCCGCTGCTTCTCCAAGTTCACGATGCAGTCCGGTGCATCCACGTTTTCGTGATTGCCCTTCCGGATCTCGTCTTCCTTGGCCTTGTTCCGCCAGACGATGAAGATGTTGTCGACCAGGTCGGCAATGGCGCCCGAGCCCTTGATATCGAACTTGCCGGGCATCCTGTGCTCGCTGTCCCCCTTCTTCACGTGCAGCACCAGGTGCACATGCACCCCGGTATCTTTCGCGATCGTACAGAGGCTATTCACGAAGGCCTTCTGGCCGTTGTAGTCGTCCTCCTGCGCGATCACCTTGGCCAGGTTGTCGACCACGAAATGCTGCACACCGAATTTCTCGACCGCATAGCGGATCACCGCGAGGATGGTGCGCGGGTCGCTGCTGCCCACGTGGTCGTAGATCCACAGGCGGTTGTCGGTCCAGCGATGGAATGCCTTCAGGAAGGGCACGGTGACGTCGAGACGGCCGCCGGCCTGCCGCGCCATGCGGGCCATTACCTTGGGCGGCGCCATCTCCAGCGAGGCGATACAGACGCGCTGGTGCTGGTCCATCAGGTCAAGGCTGACCTGTCCCACCACCTGACTCTTGCCATGGCCGTTGATGCCGGCCCACAAGCTCACCTCGGCTGGCCGGAACTCGAAATCGCCATGCGTCTTGCGCCAGCCCATCTGGATCTTGGGCGCATCGGAAGGCTTGAAAAAGTGGTCAATGACCGAGTCCAGGAGGGAGCTGGCCGGCACCACCCTGTGCTCGGCCGGCGGCTCGTCCATGTAGGCCGAAAAATCGATGTCATCGGGAATGGTGTGCATCATGGGCTCCATGCAAAATTTTCGTTATCGAAGTCGGGCCACGGCTCGAACTCCATCGCCCAGCGCCAGGCGACCCGAGGCTTTTCGATGTCGGCTGGACTCGGCAGCACGACGACGCGTACGCCCTGGAACTGGTCCACGTTCCAGACGTGGAGCTGGGATGGGGAATTCTTGCCAATGGTCAGCAGTAGGTCCCTGGCTGCCCGGCGCGTTGCTGCGTTGACCATGAGGCACAGCTGCAGGCCGATCACCCAGCGCCAGTCGTAGGCACCGTTCGGGTTCACGAACACGGTGTGATTGGCCTCGGCCACGGGCCCGATCAGCGAGACCAGGATCAGCTCGTCGGGCTTCTGGCCACGTATGCGAGCATCGATGATGGCCTGGGCGCCTTTGGGAATCGCGCTCATTTCGCCCCCGCAAACCGTGGGTCTCGGCGCCAGGATTCGCCATCAGCGTGGGCGGACGATGCCGCATGCACGGGAGCAATGCCGTCGTGGTACGTCCCCTCGAGCGTCTTGGCGAAGCCGCTGGGCGAAAACAGGAAATCGAGGCCAGCACGGAACGGCTTCTTGCCATCACGGCCAGGCACCTTGCCGGTCAGGAAGTCCGACTTTGCGCAGTACGCGAAGAACGATCGCCAGGCGTCCAGGCCAGCCGTCTTGGACTCGTAGCCGAACGGCGCAGCCTCCAACGTGGCCGCTTCACCCCATCGCGCTCGGATCGATTTTTTCCGCGCTTCGGTGACCTGCAGGACCTTGGGATTTTTCGGCAAAAGTTCGTGGTACAAATTGACCAAAGAACCGATCGGGCAGAGCCGCACGTCATCGCCAGATGACGAAGAAGATGTCTTTTGTTTAGTGTCTTTTGGAATAGTGTCTTTTGTGTGTACCGAATCGGTACCACCGACCTGTACCGAATCGGTACCAGTAGCGCACCGAATCGGTACATGTACCGAATTGGTACCAGGGTGTACCGAATCGGTACCATCAGAATCTAGTAATGGCGCGGCTTCCAGGGCAAATGAAGTGCTCTCAGAGGCGAAATTTCCATCATTTTCTCCATCATCGTGCCCCTGTACCGAATCGGTACCACCGACCTGTACCGAATCAGTACCACCCTGTACCGAATCGGTACCACTTGGCGGGGTAGTGAAAAGATCATTTCCAACCCATTTTCTGTGGTTCTTTTGGATGCCGATAACGGATCCGAAAGTGCCTGCGCTTTTGGTGATGATGTTCCGGCTGGCGAGGCTGCCCAGGGTGGCGGTGACGTGCGACCGAGCCATGTTGCACAGGCCGGCAATCTGGCTGGCCGACATGTCGTCAGCCTTCTTGTTGAAGCCATAGGTCTTGCGCATGATGGCCAGCAGCACCAGCAGCTCGCGCTGAGTGAAGCCGAAAGCCAGGATGGCCTCCAGCAGCTCATTGGCGATTCTGATGAAGCCGTCTTCGACCTGAGGACTATTCTGTGTTCGCGCCATCAGTACCACCTGCGCTCGGGGCGCACCACCGAAAAAGGGAGCGCGTTCGCAGCCGTGACACAATCAAGGCTCTCACCCCTATCAACTGTGTTCACGAAAGGAACGCGCATGGGAAATGAAGAACTGAGCGACCTCCTGCGGCTCGAATGCCAGATCGACGCTCTCAAAAAAGTTAATGAGGCAGCCTGGAAACTGCTGAGTCCAAAGCAGAAGGACACTTTGCTCAAGCAGTTGAATTCCCAGTTGCAATACGCCGCAGACATGGCTCCCGCGCAACAGGTCAGCGATGCGGTTCTGGAGGAGCGCGAGTTCCAACTCGCTGCGTTAATAGCACGGCTCATATCCACCAGTCATTGAAAAAGCCGGGGTCGACCGGTGCGGCCTGCGTCCGGTTACGCCAGGCAATCAGATGCTGTTCAGCGCGAATGCGGGTGGGCCGCTTAGCTGCCTTTTCCCGGATACGCCGCTCCCGCTCCACTTCTTGAGCGACATAGGCTTCAGCACGCTGCATCTCCTCGGGAGATCGTTGCGCAAGATATTCCTCGCGCGCCAACCGCGAGGCCCAGCGATACAAGATTTGGTTCACATAGGCTGATGCCTTGCGTGAGGGGCGGATTTTGTGGCGCTTCACTCGCCCTCCTCGGCCCCGTCGGCCAGCTCAATTTCGGAAAGGTAGTCAGTGACCGGCCGCAAAGTCTCCGGTCGCATCTGCAGCTGGCGGTCGCGCTCAATCGCGGCGGCCCTCTTCTGCTGCTCTGCATCTGCGACTTTCATGCGCGCAGCGATGGCGACCGGTGTGTCCGGCATCCAGTCGGGCAGGTAGTCAATGGCTGGTGTGAGCCCGAGCACCCTATTACGGTGCTCCTGGTCGCGCAGGATCTTGTCGGCGCGGGCCTGCTGCTCTTCATTCAGCCGCGCCGCCTCTTCCTGGGCGCGCTGCTTCGTCATGCCCGTCGATACGACAGTCATCACTGAGCACCCGGGTGTGGAATACCCGATGGCGTAGGTACCGTCTGGCATGGGGCCGATGGGCACATGGGTGAGCATGATCAGCCCACTGCGGTTGACGCGACCGACGTTTGGCGCAGGTAAGCCCAGTTGACGCGGTCATTGAGTTCCTCGCACCGCACTTCTCCCTCGGTCAATTCCTCGATCTTCGGGCAGTACTCGGCAGGAACGCGACCGGATTCGCGCCATTGCTGCACCACTTGATATCCGCTCAGATTCAACGCCCGAGCCACGCCCGAAAGGCTTTTGAAATGCGCGATGGTTTTCTCGATTCCGTTCATGAAAATCATCGTACACTAGATTTTCTAGCAATGCTAGTTTATCCTGTGGTGACACAACAAAAACTAGTGATTACGATAAACGCCATGTCAATCCACGCCCGAATCAAACAACTTCGCGAAGCTCGCGGAATGAGCATGCTGACGCTTGCCGACTTAGTCGGCGTTTCTGCATGGCAGACTGTTCAGCAATGGGAAAAAGAAGACGGGACAGCGCCAAAGCGGGAGCGCCTTGCTGCGGTAGCTGCGGCATTGCAGACCACACCTGAATATCTACTATTTGGCGACGGAGGAAGTTCGGCCTCTACACGCGAGAAAAAAAGGGTGGACTACACCGATGTTTTCGCAGCCTCGGAAGCAGGGATATCGATGACGGCATTACGAGTTGCGCAGTCATTTGACAAACTGGATAGCACTGAGAAAAAGCAAGCGATCCTTGCACAACTCAAAGCTTTTGGCTTTCCTATTGACGATAGTGAAGATGACCAGAATTTCTCTTACAAGAAATAAATAATCGCTTCAACAGCGGCCCGTAATTTCTATCCCCCCCTCATCTCTCGCGCAGCACCGCAACGCGCCAAATTACTTCATAGAACTAAATACTAGTTTTTCTTGCATTACTAGATTTACTGGTATAAATTGTATGCACCGATTCAGTCAATTTGATGTGAGGGCATATGCTGCATTCGACCGCCGAGTTACTTCAGGCTAAACAAATAGAAATTGCACGGGTCGCCAATGATCTTGAGATCACTGCGGCCACCATTGCATCGCTCGTCGAACTAGCAGAGCGAAGTCTCGCAGAAGAAACCCCAGGCATCGAAACGCTAGTCCAGGTGACGGCCCGCTATGCCGCCGATCTCACCAAAATCTCCCAGCGCTTGTTGGAAATCAACAAGCAATAAAAAAGCCGCCAAGTGCGCTAACACTTGGCGGCCTGATGAAACTCACCCTGTCAGGAGCTAATTCCATGAGCAGAAATAGTAGCACAGGCGCGTCCAGCGTCAAGGTAGTGCCGCCGACCATCGATGAAATCGAGACGGTCTGCGAGCAGCAAAAAGAGTTGATGCGGGTCTTACTGGACATGGCCTGCGAACTCAACGGCACAGGTGCTGGCCGGGTCGTCACCCTGACGTCCCTGGCCAAGAACCTCTCCGAGAGCGCCCACCGCATGGTCGTTGCATATCGTGAAGAGGTGGCCAAATGAAGACCGCCATCATCTTGACGCACGCGGCTTTCGATCGGCCCAAGGTGGTCAACCCGATCTTCCGTGGTCCGAAAAAGGGATGCCTGAACCTGGGCAAATTACGCCGGCAGCTGCGAGCCACTCAGCACTGGGAGTTCCATGGTTCGCGCCAAGGCGACCAAGCTCCGGCCAATGCGATCCGCCCGCCCTGCCCAGATCTCGAGCACCTGCAGGAGCTCTACCAAACAGCCGATGAAAAGGGCGCCGACTGGATCCTCTCCAGCGTCGAATTCGCAGTACAGGCGGAAGAAAAGCGCCGCAAAGGAGTTGCCAAATGAAGCTGGTCAACACCCCCGAGTTGCGCGCGCATCGCCGGCGCATCACCCAAGCCGAGCGGCTTTATGTGACCTTTTTCCAGGTACAAAAGGGAATGGCGCGCATCCAAGACGGCAAGCTTTGCCTGGTAGATGTGGCATTCCTCTCGCCTCCCCTTTCCAGCCGCTACAAGGCGAAGAAGCGCTTGCGCCAGATTCGCAAGACGCATCCGACGGCCAAGATCGTTTCGCATACCGCGGCCTTCGACGAGGAGGAGCTGGACGTCCGCAAGGAATTCAAGAGGTCGATCAAATGAGCCGCGCACAGACCCCTGCCACTTCGGCTGATCTGCAGTCGGCCATCTCCATGCTGTCCGCCGCCCTCAAAGGGATTGGTGCGACGTCGCCCCTGGCGCCAGCGGATGCAAAGGCGCTGGAAGAGATGCCGCCCACCATCGAAAAAGCGCTCCCTGATTACAGCCCAAACATCGTGCTGACAGGGGATCGCGCGAAACGTTTTAGTTGGTCGGTCAGCGACATTGCCGACCTCACCACCTCCTTAGAATCTTCCTCCAAGCATTTCCCTGAGCACTTTGCGTTGACGCCGGGCCAGGTCGCTCCGGTCCTGGCTGTGGAGACTTTCACCGCCGGAATCACGAAACGCCTGGAACTGCTCTACTCCATGATGAGCAATGAAGACGAGCAGGAGGCTGCCAATGGAGGCACCTAAAAATGCCCGGGTGCTCAAGCGCCTGCGCGTCGACATCTACCAGGTGCAGAAAAGCATGTTCGTCTATACCGGTGAGCAACTCATAAAGGTTGAAACGCTGGGCCTGTCGCCGCTGTTCGGCAGCCGCTTCGCCGCGGTAAAGGCGCTGCGCAAGATCCGTAAAACCCATCCCACAGCCATGCTGCTGCACAAAAAAGTCCATTTCACCTCGTCGGGAATGGGCGCGCGGACAGCGTTGCTGGCTCTGCTGATTCGCCCGGGAGAGTGTCCATGAATAACCCCCGTGAAAACAATGGCTGCGTTCATGATTGGGTCTGTGTTTGCATGGATTTCAATGATGCCCTCTATCGATGCCAACGGTGCCCCGCCTATAGTGATGGTCACGGTCACACTTGGCTTGTCGACCCAGTGACAAGAAAGCACTCGCCCATGCCGGCAGAAGGGAGCTCAGCATGAGCGACACCAATCAACTGCGCCAGGCCGTTAAGCTGATGCTTGACGTCATGCCCAACTCACCCATTTTCAGCGCTGTCCAGGTGAATGACTTGATCGTTGACATGGAGGGTGCTGCCGCCAAACCTCTCGACCTGGAATCGCCCCTCACCGGGCTCGTGGCCGGCGTGGTGCTGACCCAAGAGCAGGTCAACTCAATTCGCCGCCTGGTCGACTCTGCCGCCAATGATGACCGCCATAGGGAACGCAGCTTGGCGACGGGAGTTCTTCACTGCGCCAAGTGCAGCTTGCATGCGACCCTCGTTGGCAAAGCCTATTCCCAGGCCAAGGAAGAAGGCTGCCCAAACGGCTGCGGCCCGCTCTGGCCGCTCACCTGGGAGCAGCATACCCAGAAGCTGGAGGCGCGTGTCACGGAACTGGAATCTTCACTTAACGCAAACCCCATTGCGTTAAGCAGGCCTGACACAAATTGCCCACCGCGCGGATGAAGCGCAATGAACGACGAAATCGCACTCACGCTGCGCGAGGCAGCGAATCTCCTGAAGCTGTCCTACAGCACGGTCTTTGCCATGCGCGAGCAGATCGGATTCCGCCTGCCAGGGTCGCGTGTGTGGCGCGTCTGGCCCTCCCGCCTTGCAGAACTCAGTGAGAAACGCAACAATGTGACCCGGCTACCGCTGCGGGTTGCAGGAGAAAACAATTGCCAGTCCGCAAAAATCCCTCTTCCGGCATCTGGTGGATTGATATCCGCGCGCCAGGCGTCCCGCGAATTAGACGCTCTTCTGGCACGACGGACAAACAAGCCGCGCAAGAACTCCACGACCGAGTAAAGGCCGACCTGTGGCGATCCACCAAGCTGGGTGAGGAACCTGATCACACCTTCGACGAAGCCGCACTGGGCATGCTGAAACTAGCGGAAGGCCAGAGTGACTACGAATCAAAGGTGAGGCACGTGCAGTATTGGCGCGTCGCTCTAGGGGCTTCGACCCCGATCCGCTCTTTAACCGCCGGCAACATCCTCCAGAAGCTGCCAACGCACACCACGCACAAGCATCGCAAGGCCAAACCCGTATCTGCCGCTACGAAGAATCGATACCTGGCCACCATCAAGCGCATCCTGACGCTTGCCACAGAGTGGGGCTGGATCAGCCGGCCGCCGAAATTGAGCAAGTTCCAGGAGCCAGACAAGCGGGTACGCTTCGAATCCAAGCCAGTTATCAAGGCTCTGATCGACGCGATTTCCATTGAATGGATGCGCGACATTGCGCTTGTGGCGGTGACCACCGGCATGCGCGCGGACGAACTGCTGTCTCTGGAACCAAAGAGCGTGGATCTACCGAACCGCAATGCCTGGGTGATCGCTGAAGAGGCCAAGTCCGGATATGCCCGGGCGGTACCGCTCAATGCCGATGCATTGGCGGTGATCGAACGCCGGCTGAAGACAGCGCAGCAGTATGTTTTCGAGAGGGCGACGAAAGACGGCAAACCCGCCAAAATCAGCCAGATCGACGACAGGTGTTTCAAGCGGGCCTGCGCCTTGGTGCAGATCACGGATTTTCGGTTTCACGATCTGCGACACACCTGGGCGTCCTGGCACGTCCAGGCCGGGACGCCCCTGCTGGCGCTCAAGGAACTGGGCGGATGGGAGACGTTGGACATGGTGCAGCGCTATGCCCACCTTGCTCCCTCCCACTTGGCGCACCACGCAGAAACGGTCACGTTTTGGTCACAGCAGGAGGCAGAAACAAAAACACCACTCCGAAGAGTGGTGTAA